AGATAAAGGAGTCCCAAATTGTCTAATACCGCGCCGCCCGGAAAGGAGGCCGTCGTAGTCAACCACGACATTCTCAGCCTTCAGCAAGGCCCCCGCCGGAACCTTGGACAGGCTGTTGGGCATTGTAAAGAGACCTTTACAAGAAAGTTGAATCTGTTGCGGGGAAGTTTCGAGACTCATGGTTTATAGTTTCCAGTGAGGTATAAACTATCTTTTAGTCCCAACCATAAAGAGCATTGGGGGTTGTGAGACGAATTGTGTTTCCATCAACTCGCGGAGTTAAAACGGAGATTAAATAATTCTTCATATCGGCGGCTTGGCTCATAGCTACGTTGTAGCCCTGAATATCTCCATGAATTTCCAAACATTTAGCCGCCGAGAGCTGAAGCAATAATTCGTAGCCGGGGGTATAGGGAACTTGCGCAATAGGAGCTTGCCCCGACAAACAAACCCAATCGCCAACTTGAACGGTTACAACCCCCAGTTGGTTTGTGGGAAGCGTAGCAAAGGTCATACTAAGCCCCGAGATATCAGTACAAACCGAATCATCTTGAAGGGCGTTAAAGTTTGGGCGGTTTGACATTAGATCGTAGGTCTGAGAAGTGGAAAAATTGACGGGTACTTGATTTACAGTTAAGACCGTTCCATTAATTGCTGTAATTTGGCCGCATTGATTGTTCAAAACCAACTGGTTAGGCTGTCTGATATAGCGCATTCTCAGAGTTTTATAGGCCGAAGTTCCGCCATTAACGGAGCTCAAGTATAAAACAACGTCATTATTCTGAAGGTAGAAGCCCCAAAGAGCGGGATTAATGGCTAGACCCGTCGCGTTGACGTTGCTCATCAAATCTTCGGGGCGTAGGCGCGGGATTCTAATTTCATTATTGACCGGATCGACAAAGGACAAAGACCGAAGTTTCCCGGCTAAGGCGCGGGAAGGCAGGGGATAAACGGTTTGGGCTTGCGAATAGGGAAGATCGCCCAATGTCACAAAATACTCTTCCGTTTGATTGTCAATAAGAGGGTATATTTTGCTAATAAGTTCAAAGTTCATTATGGTCAATAAATCTTGATCGTTAAAGAGCTGTTGAACGGACGGCATTAAAGGCAATAGCCTAAGCGTCGGAAGGAGTGTATTTGTAACGGAATAGTCTAAGGACATTTAAAAGCCTCTTTTAAATCTTAATGAACCAGTTAATACCTAGTGACGGTTGTACGATACTATGAGCTCCCCCTCCCCCATTCACTGTACCAGAGGCAGAAATTCCCGTTGTGGATGTTCCGGTAGAAGAGTTTGTAGACCCGCTATTGAAGGCTGTAACCTGATTGCCGGGATAGGCCAAATCTTGTTTGGTTGTATAGGAATGGTGGTGCCCGGGATCGGAGATAGAAACTGTAACCCCTGTGGCTGGAACTTCCGCATTCGTTAGGGTATGAGTAGCCGAACCCGCCGTAGAACCTAGCGACGGAGTGATAGACCCACCAACACCGACGGGAACATTATCGACAAAATTAGGGACATTGAAATGGGTTCCGTCAATGGAACCGTAATTAGTTCCGATAGCCGCAAACAAAGCAGAATACGTAGCCCTTAAATAAGAAGCCCCGTCACAAAGAAGCCATCCCGTAGGAACTGTCGAATAAGCCGCCGCCTTCAAATCTCCCGGTTGAAATGCCGCCGTTCCTAATTGACCAAAGGCAACAGCATCTGTAGGATTAACTGCGTTTGGTACAGTTACAGTACCCGTAAAGGTTGGGTTATTAAGGGGGGCTTTATTGGATAACTGAGTTTGAACAGCCGAAGTAACCCCAGTTAAATATCCGACTTCGGTTAATGAAGGAGAAGCTAAACTATTTAATTTTTTGGAACTGTCCGTAACAACTAGTTGACTAGCTGTTAATCCGGCCAGTGTTAAGCTATTGAAAGAAACGTCGGAAGTTGTGTCAATATCCTGCGGAGTTGATAACGTAACGCCGCCAACCGGAGAGCTTGCGATTATTTGGTGAGTTGTTCCGATTATGGATGTCACAAATCCCGTAGCACTTGTTATAGGCGTACCGTTGTATTCTAATTGGTCTGAAGCGTTAACCGTCAAAGGCAAGTTTCCCGTATTAGCGGCGTTTCTCCAACTAATAGTTTCCAAATTAGCCATTCTAATAGTTCCGGCGCTTGCGATATTAGCGGCTCCTGATTTGAAATATTTAGAGATTAAACCGTAAGAAGCCCCAAAACCTAAATCCCCAGTTAAAAGAAAGGTTCCCGCTGTGGGCGGAACTCCATTGGGAATATTTGTTAGAAAAGTCGTTACAGACTGACCCCAGTTAATGTCTCCAACGTCGGGAATAGTATAATCAGGCCCCGCCGGAAGCGGGAAAGCTATTGATTCGGACATAAAGGCTCCTAGCGGCTATTATTTCTTACGTTTGCGAATGAAGGCGTCAAAGGCCGAGCTATTATTGTCTTCATCTTCATCCATAGCCATTTCATTTTTTTCGGCTTGAATTTCAGATTTTTCAGCGTCTTCGTCTTCGACGGGTCCGGGCAAGTTTTCCAAAGCCGGATTAGAAGCTTCTTCGGATGGAAGATCGGACGGCATTTCCCGTTCGGGCTCATCAGAAACCGCCGCCATTCCGCCATCTGACATTTTAGAGGCTTTTTCTCCCGGCTTTTCAGCGACATTCTCTTTAGGGAGCGGCGTTAACGTAACTTTCTTAATTGCTACGGCGTCTGGGCTCACTTCATCGGCGGCGCTTTTCTTGAGCATGTCGATAAGGTGTTTAATCATCCCGCGTTTTGAATCGAATTCATCCATCATGGAAGTAGCTCCTAAATTACGAGATTGAAGTTACAACGGAGGTTTGACCGAAAGCCCCTGTAGCAACGCCGTCAACATATCGGGAAACGCGGTCAATAGCCGCTGAATTATTGGTAATTGTTCCGACTCCCTGCAACTGGTCCGTAACCATAGCGACGGTGTCCGGGGTTACGATTGTGATAACTAGAGTTGAAGCCATTTTAAATTCTCCTTGATTTTGTTATTGCCTTGCTACAGGCCCCGCCGCCCCGTTAGGAGCGGAAGGGATGTAGCAGACGTTTGTTGCTGATTTTCTAGGCGCGAGGCACGACGTTAGCGATATAGCACATATGCGAAGGAGTCTCCGCAAAGAGCGTATTATCAGCCCAAATACGGACCTGATAGCCCGCAAAGTCGCCCAACGGAACTTGAAGATAGCTATCGGTAGACGTACCCGGAAGCTGGAAAGTCAAGTCTGAGGAACCAATACGAGTAATCGAGTCGGTAGGATAAATAACCGCTTGACCGCGCTTAACTAGAGGATGGGGAACAATTTTCATCGTACCAGACGGCGAATAGAATTCAATCGCATCCGCTCCATTATCCAGTTTTTTCGATTTAACATCGCCGTATCTACGAGCCGCCGCTTGCTCCGTGAGGAGGTCGCTGAAGGTTGTGAGAGGCACCAGAACGGTGCAATCTTCGCCCATCAAGCCCTTATCGCCCGGAAGCGTAATAGCCTTCTGAAGCTTACCAAAGGACAGAGGAGCCGCACTTGCATCGTACGTATTACCCTGCCACAACGGATAAACAGCCGCATCAATGCTGAACAAAGACCCGGTATTAGACGCCATTTTCATGAGTCCAACGCCCTCAGTCCAAGTCGTAAGCGCATTGGTCGCCGCGCCATTGAAGAACACGCGAAGAGCCGCCTGCGCCGCACTATGGAGAGCCGTAATACCCGTCGAAGTACCAGTAACTTTAATGGTGTAATTCGTAAAGTCAACGGACGTAACGCTAAACACCGAATCAGCGCCGCTCGAAACGAGATTTCCGCTCGAAACGACGAAGAACTGAACTTGAGCGTTGAGAGCAGAAGCCCAAATGCCCGTCGCCCACGTAGCGGCGGCGATATTCACTACTTCGGTATAGGTTGTGGTAGCTCCGGCAGCGCCTGTCGAATCAGCTAAACCCTGCTGACCGTGGAGATACGTACACTCAAGCCGGAAGCCTGCGCCTTCGGTCATATCGTTGAGCGTAATATCAACGGCTTTACCAAACGAATTTTTACCCGCGCTACGCGAAATAGCCGTATAGCTGATATTATCACGCCGGATAATGGAGAACGCCGGAATAAGCGCGTTTTCCATCTGAAGCGCAATAGCCGCGTTCAAAGCAAACGCCGTACCATCGGAATTGTACGTATAGCCCTGACCGCTCTGAACCTTAACCGGGGCATTGAATTTATCCCCGAGCTGTTTCATTCCCTTTTCGACGCTCGTATTCTTCAGAATGTAAGCATAGTTAGGGACCAAGTCTTTAATTTTGTCCTGATACAGGTGTTATCGCAGAAAGTTTATGTCTGCTTCAGTAAATTACTTTACTGGTCGGAGTACATCTTCAGACTTTTCAGTCTGGCGGGTGTTCTTGGAGGAATTATATTCTAAATAGGCAATAGCACGTTTAAGATTTTCAACGTTATCTTGAAAAATTCCTAACGCCGCATTACAAGGGCCGCAAAGTAGGCCTCTTATTTTACCTGTAATATGATCGTGGTCAACGTTTAATCTTTGACGGAAATTTGAAACGTGACGTAAACAAATACGACACTTTCCGTCTTGATCTTTGATTAACTGGTCATATTGTTCAATAGATAAGCCATAAAGGGATTTCAAGTTCCTACGCAGCCTTGATTTATCCCACATTTCCTTATGTTCACGGAAATATTTAATCATGTACTTCTTTCTATCAAACACTAGTTTCATCCTCTACTCTCTACACTGTCTTAAGCTATTATACTTAAGCTTAGCACGGAATTAACCTTATTTCAAGGCCTTTTCCCGTTTTTACCCGCTTTATACAGACCTATCAGTTAAGCCTGTTTAAAATCTCCGTTCAATGCACCAAGATCAACATCACTCATTGTAATTTTCCTTTACTTCTATTTTCATGTTGATAATTAGCTCTTTATCGCCGTTTGGATATCCTTAGAGTCCTGTGAGCGATACGTTTATCTATATCAATCATGCCAATATTTATACGCTTAAACATATCAGAAGTCCCTCGCGTATCTGAGGGATATTCTTAAATCTGTGTCCATAGAGGCTTTAAAGCCTTTTTATATAGCGTATGAACTCGCTTAGGCTAGGCGGGTCGTTGTATCTTTAATCCGCATCCGCGTTTTTATAAACCGCGTTCTATACTTGAATTACTAGCCGTGAATTATTCTTGTCCCGGAAAAGCCCCAACGCCGCTTTCGCTTTTCATCCGGCGAAGAGCCGCCCAATAGGCTTTGCCCTTCAGTTTGGTTATATCTTCCGGTAGAGAAGCTTTAGGCTTGTCTTCTTTCTTGGTTGGGGGCTGTCCTTGCGTCCGTTTATAACGGGCAACCCGCGCCGCCGCAATCTTATTAGAAAGCTCTTCTCCAATATATTCTAGAAGTGCATCGCCTTCCAAGGAACCCATAGTAGAGGCGTGGATATTTTTGATATCCCGAAGGACAAATGGGAGTACCTGTTCTACGGAAAGTTCCTTCTTCTGAGCCAAACCCGCATCGATATATTGAGCCGTTAAAGCGAGCGTCAACCGGCTCATGGGAAGCTTCTTAGCCTCTAGCGCCGTTTTAAGTTCCTTCTCGAAATTAACCGCCCATTCTTTCGTCTTCGCGTCGATTTGGGCTTTTTTAGCGGCTTCTTCAGCGGCCTTTCTTTCCGCTTCTTGTTCGGCCTGTTTCTCTTTAAGCTCCCTCAATTCCCGCTGTTCCGGGGAAAGGGTATTGAGCTCGATATTCTCGTACAAAATTTCCGTAGCCAATTTTTCAGGATTCAGGCCCGCCGCTCGGGCACGTTTCGCAAACTCCCGAGGGTTGTTTTGAATCATATCCATTAAAGCTTCTGCCTGAGCGGCTTTAGTGGCGGCTTCTTTAGCCTTTCCTTCAATCCCAAAGGCTTTTTGAGCCAATTGGACAGCTTCATCAAAAGAAACTTCTTTTTCTGTTTCTCCCCATTTAATTTTACGTTTGGGAACTGGAACAATGGGAGCTTCTTCTGCCGGAGCCGCAGTCGCTATACTGTCTTTTGCTTTGCCTATCAACTCTTCATTTCTAACTTCGGGCTTTACAACTTCCGATTTAACGGGCTCCGCATTCGCGGGGGCTTGATTTTCCATATTCAATTCTCCTTAGAAGTTTTCGCCTAAGATTGTTTTGGCGCGTTCAGCAACGTTCGTAATATCTTGCGTTAAGTGTCTATGATCCTGTTCTAGCTTTTCCATTCGGGAGAGCAGTTTCACAATCTCCGCATCTTTTGAGGCTTTGCTTAGTACATTCTCCGCAACAGCAACCGCCCACAATACAACGGCGGCTATGCATACGGAACTTGATTTTAAATAAACCCCGGCAACTAACAACAAAGCCCCGGCGATATAAATATCAAGTTTCTGAACCATTAGATCATCCTCAATTCGTCGTAAAACTCAGCGGCGCTCTTTTCGTGGGCTTGAATTACATATGCGCCCATGATATCTTCGGCAATATTAACGGCGTGCCCTAGTGACGTTGCAACACCCTGTTTCCATTCATTAATGCGCCCGTCTTTCATTTTCACAACTTTAGCGCTAAACAAATTAGACCCTCTCGGATTAACACCAAAGAGCAATTCATAAACATCTTTTTTTTCTTCAACTTTAGCCATTAGGACAAGTCCTCCTTTTTAAAATACTAATGCGGTCGTAGTTCCTAGAATAGAAGTCCCTGATGGAGCTGGCAAAAAAGCGGCTTCGCTAACAACGCCTTGCATAGCCGTTCCTCCGGTAAAAACCGCTCCGCTAATAGCCCCGGACGTTCCGGGTTTATAGTCGGCCATCCCACACACCCCATCCTGAGAAATAAAATTGCCCCAAGGCGCTGAAACAGCGGTTAAATTATTGGGCGTTACAGATACGGCAACTAAAACATCTCCGGCCTCCGTGGTTGTTAAAGTGGGGCCTGTTTGGCTTGTAGTAAACGCGCCACTTTCCGCATTGTTAGAGGCATCTAAAGGAGCAACGGTTTTAACTCCCGAGTATTCATATACGGCGCAAGCGATCCCGTTAGTCGATCCTCCGTTGGTAGGAGACGCGGTAACTTCCGTACAAGAAGCCGCGTTAGCACAATAGAAAATTTCGCAACTCCAACCGTCTCCAGCTCCGCCCCGGTTATAGTTAAACGTATTCGGTGCCGCCGTATAAGTATTAGTCCCTGAGTTATCTACAACCGTCCAAGTAGTGTTAACTCCGTGATTAGCTCCTTGGTATCCGGAAACTAAAACAACGATCAAATTACCTACTCCCGTAGCCGCAACCGTTACAGGCTGAGAGGAAACGGGGTAAGACCGCGATAAAATATTTTGAACTAATGTTATTCCTGTAGGCACCGGGACGCTCCCTTGCGTAAATAGTTCCATTACGTCCGAATTCGTGAAACTTCCAGTAGTAAGACCTCCGACGGTTAGTGGATTTGCATCCGGGCTAGTTATCAATACGGGGTCGTAATAACCCCCGCAAGTTTCTAAGCTAAGACTTCCAACAACCGTCCAAGTATCAGATTCCGGGTCATAAAGTTCGCTTGAGCTATAAACGGTTCCTGTATCAGACCCGTCAAAACCGCCCGCAAGCAAAATTTTGCCATCATATCTCCTAAATGTAAAAGGCATCACTCTGGAAATATTTTGGTCGGCCCGAGCTGTTAAAGTATCTGTGCTTGCTGTATAAGTATAACTGTGCTTGGTTCCGGTTCCCCCTCCGCTAGCGAGCCCCGCCACCAACCCACCGCTCCAAAAAATGTCCCCATTTTCCAGTCTAATGGCTAAGTTATCTTCTTGTGAAACCCCGCCTCCCGAAGGAACAACACTAGTTTTAAGGCTCCACGTACCGCTACTGTATTGCTCTATCGTATTTGTAAATCCGCCATTAGTATTTAAGCTTCCCGCAATAGCTACGGGGTTTCCGTTATCACCGACGGCGTAGAAAAAATCCGATCTTTTTTGGTTTAACGATCCTGTAGCGCTCCAAGTTTTAGATACGTGATTATAAATTTCAGCGGAAGCTAAACAATCCGTGAAATAGGGGGCGGAACCTCCTGCAACTAAAACATCGCCGTTACTTAGAAGCCAAACTCCGTGTCCATACCGCCCAGTGGCCATACTTCCGACAGGCGTAACCGTTCCGTCTGAAGGGTCATATAACTCACAAGAAGCACTCGCGTTATCGTAGCCGTTAGTAGAGCCTCCGATAATCAGAATCTTTCCGTCTTGCAGAGTTACAAGACGCATTCCCCCACGAGCAACGGACAAAGTTCCTTGAGATGTTTTAGTCGCTCCGTCCGCCGAAATAACCCACGTTTCTGTCGAAGTGGAACTGGGAACTTTGTTAAATCCCCCACAAAGAAACATCCTTCCGTCGTTCAAAGAAGCGGCGGACGCTCCAACTATAACAGTCGAAAACGGAGAACCTGGAGCGGTGGACCAATAGTTGTAAGACATTTATTAGAATCCTAAACTCTCAGAAACAATATCCCAAACTCCCGATCCGGAATTCCAAACAGCTCCAACGTAATCTGTTTTAGAGGCCGTACCAGTGTACCCCGTTACAGTAGTTCCGAATCTAAAATTACCCGATCCCGTTGCAAAAGTCACCGCGTGGGAAGCATCATTTTTTAACTGAAACAAAACCTTTTGGCCGCTGTAAGGGTTAGAAGGGCCATTAACCGTTAAATTAGCGTCTACGGTTATTACATACACTGAAGTATTAACGGCGCTAGGCGTATAAGGAGAACCGACGGAAGCGGTATAAGAAGTTGTTTCGGAACTACTTCCCCCGCCCATGGCAACCCATGAAGAACCGTTATAAACTTCCGGTTGATTAGACGTCGTATTATAAATTTCAAGGCCTGTAGCCGGAGTAGAAACGGCGTCTCGTTGGGTCGAAGTCATTCGGGGAGGCAAGAAACCTTGTGTCGTTGAATCAGCCCCCAAAATCGCGCTGGCATTCCCGCTAATACTTCCGGCGTAAATATCTAAAGGCACTCTTACTCGCGTTCCAGAAGTCCCGATCAGAGACATCGAAAAGTTTATTAAATTTGCATAAGCATCTATCGAAAATGCCGCGTGGCCCGCATTTGCAAGCCCTACATGGTCGATGTGGAAAACTCCGGTCGTTGTGTCTATATACAAAAAGGCTTCGGGCCTTCCCGATTTCAAGGCCAATGTGGGAGTTGTTCCCGAAAGTAAAAGAGTATCGTAAGCAAAAGTTAAATCTGCTGAAGCCCCAAAAACTCCTCCATTGTTAAATTGGATTTGTGTATCAGCTCCCGCGGGGGGAGTCGCGGAACCTACGATATTTACATATCCCGTTGCAAAAGAATATTGTAATCCACTATTGGGGTCATAAACTACTGGATACGGCTTAGGTCCTTCAGTGCTCATTTCAATTTCTCCTAGAAATTATTTATAGTGAATATTGACAACGCAAGTATTCGTTGCCGGGCTTGCCGTATCATTATCCGCAATCCCCGTCGTGGCTCTAATTCCGCAACCCGTCGAATACCAGTCAGGGTCGGCAAATTCTAGAGGCTGAATCCATCCGGCGGGAATGGCGAAGGTATGAACGGGCGTATCAGAAGCACTAGGGGCCGTGGCTTTGTCGTACATTTTAACGTAAACCGTTACTTCCCCGACATTGGAAATAACCAACTGGTGAAGTTCCGTACCACCCTTTTTAACAAGGGAACCCGTAGAACTGGTGTTAATATTTCGATAATCTGAGTTGTAACCAAGTAGCATATCATCAGGCAACATATCTATTTTCTCCCTATGGGTAAATGAGCGCCCATGGGTCCGTTACTAGCGGCCTGAGCGGTTTGTGGCGGTGTATTAGACGGCAAAACGGGCTTCTTAACTGGTACGGGATTTCCCGGAGCGTTTCCGGTTCCCGCCGGCATCGGATTAGGAATCGGGTGGGGCGTAGGGGCTTGCGGCTGTCCCGGAGGCGGAGCCGCAGGCATTGGCACTTGAATTCCCAAAACCATCATAACTCTAGGATCAGCTACACTCGTGACCCCCGGTATAATCGCTTGCGCGTGGGTAAGCATATGTTGTAAAACAGCCGCCATAACGGGGTTATTTTGAGTATTACGAAGGTCCGTATCAAACATCAGCGTGTTATGCTGACGCAAATGCAGAGGATGATTATCAGTAGGAGAAACGGCGCACGGAATGCCGCGCCGCATATTCTCATTTTCTTCGATAATAAACAGGTTTTCAGCTTCGGGGCCTTCCGTCATCGGATCAACCTGACCCGTCTTTAGGACTTGGAAATACTCTTTAACATCAACAAGACCTTTAGCCATTAAGTCCTGCGCGACTTGAAGTTTCCCGGCCTCTGTCGAAGTGGCGGGATTACCAGCTTGCACAATAACCCTTGTGATATTCTCAAGGTCTTTGCCGCTGAATTCGTTCATGTACTGTTGTTTTGACTTGCCTGATATGGCAATCATTCTTTTCGTGTTCGCAAAGCTTTTGAGCATGTTAAAGAGGCCTGTTGCACTCCGCTCCAAAAATGAAATATAGGCTTGTTGGATAGGGGAATTAAACACAATAGCTTGCGCCTGTAGGAACGCCATTGCGGTTCCGGACATATCGCCTGACGGGGGCTGACCCCGTAGGATTGACGGGAGGCCACTTAGTTTCTCCATTTGCGATTCAAGCAAGTTTAAATAGTTAAAAACCTCCGCCGGGGTTTTACAGAGCTCCAAAGCTGACGGTGGGTGCTTGCTTAAATCGGTTTTGATAAAATTCAAGCCTTCTATAACCTGTTCGGGCTTGGTTTGCGTGGATTGATCGATAACGATATTCTGAATAGCAAAGGCTTGTTGATTTGTCAATATAATAGAAAGCGTTTTGTCGTAGGCATAGTTTAGTTTCACTAAACTCGTCATTACGGTGAGGCCGAAGTTATTGAAGGGCTGAATCTCGGGCAACATCGGATAAAGCGGAATCTCATCGTATGGCAGACTTGAATCTGTAATCCAAGTAGTATCGTCTAGGAATTGAACTAATCGTCCTTCAGGACAAGAAGCGGTTTTTGCATGAAGTAAAGTATAGACAGGAATGAGGTCATCGTTTGCGGTTTGAGAATCGATAATGTGACCAAACCGATAACGCTGTAGAGTGTTAGGAATTGATAAGCCTTTAATTTCATCTTCTAAATCCGGCCTTTGGGAAATTAAGTCCCATTTGTTCAAATACTGCCGTACAATATACCAATCGTTATCCATGTTCATTCTGGTATAGTCACGGATAACGTCTTGCGGCCCGAGGACGTCAAATTTAACATCGCCCTCTTTAACGGGCTGTTGCTGGCCTGAAGGGTCAGTAACAACGTCAACAATATCGCCTACATTAGCGTCCCAGTGCTCATACAACCAACCTTCTCCAGTATTCAAACCTACAATAGTGCCTTGTTTATAAACGTCTTCTAGCTTTTTTACTTTGAGATAATAGTTTGCGACTGAATCGAAAATAAGGTCTTGCCCCATACTTTTATGGTCGTCATTGATTGCTTCAGGTTGAAAGGACGGTCTTTGATTGCAGATAACGCTGACCAATCCAGTAAGAATTGACCGATAGATATTCGATTCAATGAGCTTGTATTGTCCACGGTCGCCCCCAAACCTAACCCCAATTTTCATTTCGGAGCGGTTATACATCTCCCAATTCGTGCGCCAGACGGTTAATTTGCCTGTACGGAGACAGTAATCGCCGTAGTCGTCAATCCGTCTAACGGCTTCGGGAAGCAATTCCATAATCGGAAGAACGGCGAAATTCTGATTAACGCCAGAAGTATATTGCTTGTTCGACTGTCCCACTAATAGCTCCCTTGATCTTTTCCAGTTGTGTCTTGTTGCATGGCGTCGTCTAACCCGCCGCTAACCCACTC